CCTTAGTAAAAGTTCGTCTCAAAGCATCATTGCAATTAACTTCAGTTGCCTCGAAAACGTCTAACTCGCGCGAGACATACTTTAGTGATTTAAGAACATTTTTATGTTCGGTTACACCATAGAATTGTACACTAGGAATAGGCGGTAAACTTGGGCAGATAGTTGTCATCTTGAGAAAACTAAGATCACAAATGGGCACCAACTTAGAGGAGAGAATGTCTCCTTTTTCAGCTGGTGTATATGTGATTCCGTATTCACCAAGACAAGTTCCAACAGTTAGAGCATTGAACCAGCTCTTAACTGTTTGATGAACGGCAAGAATATTATCATCTCCATAGTACTTCTCAGAAACAAGTCTGCGAAATACACTGAGACTAGAATACTCATTCAGGCATAACATGTCAGCCAGGAGCAACCAAACTACTCTCATAAACAATGCATTAGTATGCGTGTTTACAAGGCCAGTTAAAAACATTCCGGATGGATTGTTATGGTGCTTCCAGTAGAGATAAGGCCCCACTTTAACTATAGTATGTACTGTAGTCATAATTAGGGTATATCTTGCTAGTGTCTCGCTAGAGTCATGAGTGCCATGCTTTTGGTACCAAGCTTCGATAACTTCAAAGATGGCTTCCGCAATTTGCGCCGAATAGTAACTTTCAAATTTTTGATAGTCACCATCGAAACCATGCGAGGAGGTTCTCATTAGGGTTTTAACCATATGATCCCAGTCCGGTGAAAACACATTCATACCAATAGCTGAATATGTATTTGGATATGAGCTTTGAAAATGGCTCATATAAGCTCCAAAATACTTCCGCATTAGCATGGTTGCCACAAGTGGCGAACAACATATAACTCTGGTTTCAAGCTTTTCAACTTTTGCTTTCGATCTAACTTCGTCTTTCAACGAGTAAGTATAAACAAAAGGTGCTCTAGTACCAGACCTTAAGAGTTTGTCATACTCTTCATAGTCATTCATAACCACCTTGGATGTACATTTCCGTATTGGTTCCTCCAAAGTAACCTCTGAAAAAGCCCAACGCTTGCCCTTTTGACCAAATGGTCTAAGCAAAACGTAGGGAAATCCTTCAGATGTTGACATAGCCATAGGGGAGAGGTGCTGGTAAGCTTCTCCTCCATTGATGATTTCATCGATCGTTAGGCTTCTTGCCTCAACTGTTGTTGGGTGATTTTCCATAACGTCAATCATATCTTCAATGGCCATATCAACCATTCGCTGAGGAAAGTCTCTAATGGGTTTTCCACCACGCGAGACCTCCTTACAAATAAGATCGATTGTCGAGTAACCTTGGCTCCTTGGATCTTTATTTCCAAGGACCGCTGGTTCATACTCG